TCAAGCTTGAACTCGCGGCTGAACTTCCTTCTCTGCATTCCCATTCTCCAGTTCCGTTAAACACCTTATCTCGGTGTCCACGAAACCGGCAGCAGGCCATTCGGCTCTTTCACATCCATGATGGGAACCAAGCCTTTCGCACCACAGAGGTTCGTCGCCAACAATTACATCGACGCCATGGCCCTGATCGCCAAGGACGCATGGGCCCGGGTCGGTGGCTACAACGAGACCCGCTTGGGCTGGCAAGACTACGAACTATGGTGCCGTTTCGTCGAGCGCGGGTTCTGGGGCGTCCAGGTAAGGGAAACGCTCTGCGAGTACCGAGCGCATGGCGTTTCGATGCGCAACAACACTGACTCGGACGAAAACCAGAGGATTCTACACGCCTTCCTGCACGACCATCATCCTTGGATGCGGGTGAACAAGCTTAGTAAGAAACAGGCGATCGAGGATCTAGGTACTGCTCCGAACGAGGTTCCTAAGCCGTTGCCAGACGATGCCTTTGTCCCGGACGGTTACTCCACTTAGGTAACCAGCCCGGGCGCGGTGCACGCGGATCTAAAGATCTGCTCGAAGGAACTCCGAATCATGAAAGAACCGCCGTATCAGTTGCCTGACAAACAATGGTTCAAATTTCTCCGCGCCAGTTGCGATGACCCCTCGTTGGGTCTGCCAAGCTTCCCCCCCGAGGATTTGCAGCGCAGATGGATAGGCAGCGCCGGCGCGGATTCTCTGGGCGAGGTGGAGCGGTTCTATGCCCACATCAAATCCAAGGTCGATCTTTCGAATATTGGCCGCGTTCTGGACTTCGGTTCTGGATACGGCAGGATGTCGCGGGCCTTCCTGAATGACCTTGATCCGTCGTCAATTGCCGGTGTCGATACCGACGCCGCCATCCTCAAGCTGTGCAAGGAAACCGGCGTTCCCGGCGACTACCGACTCATCACCCCCACAGGGAACCTACCGTTCCCCGATGAGCATTTCGGCCTTGTGTACGCTTATTCGGTATTCACGCATCTGCCGGAAAATCTTTCCGATCACTGGCTGAAGGAAATCCGACGCGTTCTCAAGCCGGGTGGCACGCTCGTCGCGACCGTCGAGCCGCCACGCGTCTTTGAGCATTTCGCCAAGATGGACATCACTGACGAGACGCTCCACCCGTGGCTCTCGGGAAACGCAAAGCAGATACAGGGGAACCCGGCCATACGAGCATCGTTTGATGGTCGTGGTTTTGCCTATTACGGCGGTGAATTCTATGGAGACACCTTCATGTCGCCAAGCTATGTGCGCAGCCGGTGGGGCGAGTACTTCACGGTCAACGAATATCTGGACGACCGGAGCCGCTTCTTCCAGGCGGTCGTTACTGCTGTCCATCCTCAGCGTCGGTCTTGGTTGGCCGGTCTACTGTCGCGCCTCCACCCTAAGACATAATCATTTCGGGGTCAGCCCCGATTGCCTGAAGTAGCGCCAGCGCGTCTGGATCGTCGGCGTAGACTTCAGGATGATCGGGGGCGAACCATCGGGCGAAGAATGTCGGATTCGCAGTCAGCTCGATATAGGCGGCATCCATCCTGCCTGCAGCGATCAGCCTCGCCTGCACGAGGCTCTTTCGGACCTTGCGGCGCGCGGTCGGGCCAAGGAGCCCATAAGCCGCCAGAACCTCGTCCAGCTCGCTCTCCGAGGCAATGCGCGTGACACCAGCGCCATCCGACAGCGTCTCGACATAGGCACCCGCCGCGCTTGACCAGAACCGGGTCTCGTTGCCGTCGACAATCCAGTGCCAGTTGCGATGGTCGTAGGGAAAGCCGCTCATAGGTACCATCCGGGAGAGGTTGCAGTACCGGCAGTGCTGCCGGGGAAATACGAAGCTCCGCCGCCCCCAGTGTTGATGCCGCCGCCCTGCAACGCATTATAGCGTGGGCCGGTAGCAGCGCCGGAGAAGGTACAGGATGAAGCCAACATGCCTCCCATATTGGATGCGTTGGCATAGGCGATGGAGAAAGCAGGTGTGCCGGTCAGCGTGACTGTTATTCCGGTCGCCCGGATATATGCGCCGAACTGCGCATTCAGGTGATAGATCGATCCCCCTGATATCGTGTAGTTCGCGATCATGGAAAGGAAAGAGCCCGGAGCAGCCGCCAGCACATGACTTGCCACGCACGTTCCGAACTCCAGACCGGAGCCGCACAGGAACCGCGCCGCCGCGTCTAGCCTGATCGCCCCCCCGGACGAATTGGTGATCTTCATATTGTCAATGCGGATTACGCCCGGCGCGGGCGCTGATACATAGAAAGCCGCAAGGCCGTTGGTGCTGGCTATAGTCGTATTCGCTGCTCCAGCCCCGACAATGGTGATGTTGCCACCGACCCACGCCTTGTTGAAGGTGATGCCTTCGAAAGAGCCGCTGCCAATGCTAATCGTAACGGTGAAGCCGTTCAGGTCTATGGTGCAGGCAACGTCGAAAGCCTTCTGCGGCGTCAGGAGCGCACCCCCCGATGTATCGGCAAGGCCATTGTTGCTGTCGCTGCCGTCGGTACGGACGTAGTAGGTCCGGTTCGCGGTCAGCTTCTCGCGGATTGCGGTGATATCAGCCTTGCCCGCGATCTCGCCTTCGAGGTCGACGATGCGGCCGTCGTGGTCATCCAGCACCGTTTCAACGTCATCGCCATCGAACGTGCCGGCAGAGGTCGTGTTGATATCATCGGCTTCGACGACAACGGTCCCGATTTGACCGTTGACGCTGTTGACCGAGCCGGCCCCCGGCTCACCCGCCAGGTTGATGGTCCAATCCGCAAGCGTGCCCGACCCGCCGACCAGATCGACCGACACCTCGAGCGTGTTTGCCGAATAGGCTATAACGACGCCTTCCATGAAGTTCGCGCCGTTGGCGTCCGAAGACATCCGCAACCGCGCTCCGACGCCCCAGCCACGATCATCCTCGACGATGGTGAAGGTCTTGGTTCCGGTGCCGATTGCTACGCTCGACGTGGACGTGCCGACCACATCAGAAGAGCCGGGCTCACCGTTGACGCCAGGCCCGGTGATGTAGGCCGGATCGGACCAGTCACCGGAGCCGCTAGGGCCCATCGTATAGAGCGCGGCACGACCGTCGCCGGTGTCCGAGACGATGACCCGGAACCCTGCGGCCTCCCCGTCATAGACCGCGCGCGCGGCGATGTCTGCTACCTGTGGCACGGTCTCGCCGAGAGGCAGGATAGTGAAGTCGCTCTCAGAGCCAAGCCCGACGCCGACATATCGGAAGGTTCGTGTTGCCGAGCCCAGGGTCACGGTGACGCGATAAGCTCCACCGATAGCGTGAAAATAGAAATACCCATCGGCATCCGCAGTGAACGGGTTACCCTTCGGCGTCGAACCGGCGCGGTCGGAATAGAGCGGTGCAAGCCCGCCCGTCAGCTCGAGCCTGACCGTAACCGATGCTTCCGGCAGGATGTTGCCTGCAGCGTCCACGGCGAACGCCTGATAGCGTGCCAGCGTCATGGTGATCGATCCTGTGATGTCAGTTGATCTGCGGCCCGCGAATGTCGCCGGCGTTCGTATAGGTCACGAAGCTGTCACCATCGATCGCAGCGCCTGCGGTGCCGCCGGCGCTGGCGCCTGGACCTGACGCGTTCTGTCCCGGTTCGCCGGGATCGCCGCCTGCGCCGGCACCACTACCGCCGCCGGCGCCGCCGCTTTCGCGAGTTCCTGGAGATGCGCCTGTACCAGGATCGAAGCCTGACCCGCCGCCCCCGAAGATGGGAATGATGACGGCGACCAGACCGCCACCACCACCGCCGCCACCCCAGATCTCGCCAGAATTGTTGTCGATCAGGATGGGTGACCGGGTGTAGATGGCCGGGCCTCCAGGCTGCCCCGCCAGAGTGGCAGTTCCTCCATTGCCACCCTTCCCCTGAACCCTCCCCCGCACGATGAGGTGGACGTTGACGCCTTCCGGCCAGTCGCCAACAATCATCGCAGGCGTCAGGATGCTGGTCGAGCCGATGGTAACGCCGGCTTCCACGATGACGTAGACGTCGTCGCCCTCCTCCGGCGTCGGATAAAAGAGGTCGAACACCGCTCGCGCATTGACGTTGTAGGTGTCGACGTCGAAGATAATGGTCGGGTCGCCGCCGTCATCAACGAAGGTAAAATCAAACTCTTCGAGTTCGGTCACGAGGAAGTCGGATCGCGGGTCGATCCTTACAACCTGCGCCGGCACTTCGATGCGCTGCCCGAAAGCGTCCTGCAGTGGCCATGACGAGATTTTACAGCCAACGCCCGCAGCCGGCAGCACAGGCCCATGCCGGAAGGCGTTGAGCCGGAACTTGCGTGGCGGCCGGGAGTAACGCCCGATCAGGATGCCGCCTATCCGAAGGGCGGCCGGACGTCCGCCCTCCGGTATCCAGCGCGAGTAGATCTTGTCGACTGCCGGCGAGCCGTAATCGTCTTCCAGTTCCAGATTCACCACCGCCGCGCAGGAGCGGTAATTGTCCTTGTCGTCTACCGTCTTCAGCGGGTTGACCTGGCCGAAATAAACCCACACCTGGCTCAGCCGTTTTTCCGGCTGGTCCGTGATGGACAGGCTCTTCTCGACAATGACGCTCTCGTCGAACAGAGCGACGTCCGTGGCGATCTGGCGTAGCACGCGCAGTCGGATCCGGCTGTTGATGTCGTCCCACCAGATCGCCAGCGCCGCCTGCCGCACCAGCTCTTTCACCAGTGTCTCCACCGCCGTCGGCTCGGCGATCAAAGCCGAGTAGAGCGTGCGCAGGAAGAACTGGGTCTCGTTTTTCCACGCGCCGATGTTGATGTATTCGGCCGGCACCGCCGCGTAATTGACCATGAGGTCGCGAATGACATCTGCCACGTCCTGGCTGACATAGCGGATGCAGAGCTGTACCCTGTCCGTCGCCTTGTGAGCCGCAGCCTCGGTGTTGAATTGCGCCCTCGTTAGCGTGAGGATATCCGGCGAAGTGCCGTATGGGGCGGCCGGAACCTCAAATGCAGCAGTCCAGCGCGCTACGCCGGAGACACGGAACTCGTCTATCCAACCCTGCATGACATTGACAGCTCCGCCGTCGGCGCCGATGCGGAAGGTCGAGGTGTAGTTCGGGATAGTCACCGCGCCGGATGCAGCCGCAACTGGCTCGCCATCGAGATAGATTGCCCAATCGTTCCCGTTGCGCACCACCGCGACATGATAAAAGCCGCCGATGCCGACCAGCCCGGCAGCACTGGTCAGTGTGATCAGCGGCGACCCGCTCGACAGCACCTCGAACACCAGCGCGCCACCCGTCGCAGCGTAGAGTCGGTATTGGTTGTCGGCGTTGGTCTGATGAGAGAATATTGGACGGATGGAAGCAAGGTCGCCGAACCTCACCCAGCAATCGACCGTGAAGTTTCCGGCAAACGTCCAGACATTGTTGTCGGCGATCGTCACATAGTCGCCTGCGCCGTCGAGCAGCAGCGCAGCGCCGCTGAATCTCGACTGCGCCGTGTCGATCTGCGCATTGCCGACCGCCGAACCGTTGCGGCTGTTGCCGCTGCTGTCGGGGAACGAGGTTGCCGCGTCGGCACCATTGAAGTGCAACAGCAGCAACGTATTGGCATCGGCGCCTGCGGTTGTGTCGCGGTAGAAGTGGCAGATTTCCTTGCCGCCGATCGCTACATACCCTTCCGCCGGATATTCCAGGTCGCCGATGCCGGCCGGTGACAGCGTCACCGTCGCTGCTCCCGCGGCGATGTCGGCAGCCAGGAAACCGGTTGAAATCCGAGGAGCCTGCGCCCTGTCACGGTCGAGAAGCTTCAGCGCATCCTTGGCTATTATGGCATAGCGGCCATCGGCGCCCGGACCGTCCACGCTCTCCACGACGTAGTGCCGGGTTTCCATGTCCTCGATCGTCTCGCCGAGCGAGCCGCGGATGACACGAATCGGACGGCCGCGCAGCGAGGGATGCCTCGCCCGGAACTTTCCCCAGAACGTGCCCTGTCGGAACGGATCATAGTTTCGATCGGCAAGGTACTTGTCGAAACCGGGGCCGGTGTCCGACCACGGAAAATCCGACAACGTTACGCGCAGTGACGAACGTGTGCCGAGGTCTTCGCCGAGCGAGATTGTCCCCGGTGTGAAGGAGATATCTTCTATCGCTGCGATGGCGTCGATACCGCTCTCGGCAAGATAGCCCGTTCCAGCAGCAAAGCGCAGCGTCACCGACTGGCCGAGGTAGCTTTCTCGTACGGGGCATGTGCCCTTGGTGTTGAAGCACTTCGCCTCTGAATCCACACCAAGCACCGCCGGACAGGCGCCGGCATCGTTCGACTCGCCGTAGCGTAGAGCGCAATAGTCGATGTCGAGTTCGACGAAGACGAGCGCCTTGCTCATAGGGCCACCGCCCGCATGTCCATGTCGAAGCCGACAACCACGCCCTGCCGGAGTATCTGCGCGTCAGGTCTGATGTCACTCTGCGTCCACGCATATCCGACTTCGTCAGGATAGGTCGCAGGCAGCCAGGCAAAGAAGAAGGGCTTGCGGGAGCGGGCATGTTCGATGAATGAGGGCATGTTAGCGCGCCACCAATCGTAGTTCAGGTATTGCACCGATACCGAGAAAGACAGCGAGCGCTGCAGCGTGATCGCGCCAAGATAGTCCCCGGCTTCGGATTGGGCCGCGACCACCTCGTCATTCGCCGCCCAGGTGGGAGGGACTAGACCCGGCTGCAGTCCACGTGGCAGGCGCAGCAGCGCTCCGACATAGACCACCGCCATACGCGGGATCGCCAGGTCGGGCTGCAGCCGTAGCCTGATCACACTGGTGGTTACCGCTTCGAACGGCAACACCAGAGGCTGGTCATTGGCCGGGATGAATTCGGCCACAACCTCGCGCCACTCGCCTTCATTCACCTCATGGGGAATTTCGACCGATACAGTCACTTGCCCGCTGCCGAGATTGTGGCGGGCGATCCCGAGATAGTCGATCGGCGCACCGGCGCTCACCGTAAAGGTGATGTACTGGTCGCCAGTGGTCTGCGCCTGCCAGCGGAGCGCCGTCGACGGGTTGGCAAGGTTGGTCGCCGGATAGGAGGCATCCTGCTCGTCGGCCGCGATACCGTCGACGGTGACGAGATTGTGCCAACCTAGCAGCGGCGCGTCCGGATTGCCCTCTACGAGATCGGAGAGGACCAGAGACGGGGAGATAACGATTGGCATATCGGCTCTACACCGTCTTGATCAGGAGCTGGTGACCATCACGCTGTGCATCCTGAAGCTGCTTGATCAGATCTTCGACGCTTTGGCGGTTGTAGACATCGCCTTGCAGTTGGATCACGACGGACTGCGACGACTCGCCAGGAGTGTTGTTGTTGGCGGCCCCGCCGCGACCTGCCGCACCGCGAACCGATGGCGCAGACTTGGAACCCTTGTTGGTGCGCGCGATGGTGGCGATCTGAGCCGCACCCGTTGCGGCGGCGACACCAGCAGCGGCGAGACCCCACGGCGTTGCGCCGTATTGCGCGATGGTTTTGGTAATCGCCTGGGCGGTGTTGATCACGGCCTCGGCAATCGCCCATCCTTTGCTGTCACCGAACATCTGGCCGAGCGCCCCGGTGAGCTGACCGGCAAGGCCAAGCACTTCGGTCGCTGTGACCATTTTCGCCCGGACCGCAGCGTCTGACCATTCGGTCCAGCTGATGGCGCCGGCGGCCAGCATGGCTTCGAGTTCGGCAAGCTCCTGCTGAAGAATTGAGAACGGATCGTTCATCAACTCCATGCCAAGGCGCACCCCCTCCATGGCAAGGGATGTGTTGCCATAAGCCGCCGCGAGCGTGTTGATTTGCTGTATGACGGCATCGGTGATCGGGATGCCGGCTTCCGTCGCAGCCCGCAGCAGATCCATGGTCGCGGTGTATTGCGCGGCGGCGCCGGTGGTCATGGTCAGCGCATCGGCATCGACCTGCATCTCGGCGATCGACTCCTGCATGCGCGTAACGAGCTGCTGGAAGGCATTGGGGCTGCCGGCGGCTGACTCCTGGAACTTCGCGATAAAGGTCTTTCCAGCCTTGGTGCCAGCTTCACCGAAAGCACCGTCGATCCGCCGTTGGATTGCGCCCTGGCTGACCGCATTGCCACTGAAGATGAACTCGATTTCCTTGCGGAGATTGGCCGCCATCTCCGCCGAAGCGTTCTGGCCTTTCTGGAACGCCTTCCATGCGCCGCTGAAGTCGTAATTATTGAACTTGCTCGCGGCCTCCATCGTGGCGGCAAGCTCAACGTTCAGCCGGGCAGTTAGAATGGTAAGCTGTCCGACCTCATTGGAAACCCATTCGAGGCCGCCGACCAGCCCTCCCGCCGCTTCCTTGACGAGGTCGCTGTTGTTGGCGAGATCGATAAACCGCTCGGTTGCCAGCTCCATGACAGGAAGCAGCTGCGCCGCCACCTGCGTATAGAAGCCGTCGGTTACCTGCGATAGCTGCCCCAGATTGATGCTGAACTGCTTGGCGGCTTCCGCCGTCTGCCGATCGATGATGATACCGAGCCGCTCGGCCTGGTCGCCCAGCTCGGCAAACCGCTTGCCACCATCGGCGAGCAGCGGAATGAGCTTCGTCGCATCCGAGGCCATCGCCTCGAGGTAGGATGTCAGATCCTGCTGTGAGGCGCCGGCCTTGACCAGCGTGTCATAGTAGAGCTGGAGCGCCTGCGGGCCGGACAGGTTGCGGAACGCTTCTGCCGTAATCCCGACCTTCGGCGCGATCTGCTCGAAGAAGTCGAGCATCGGGCCGCCGCCCGTCGCCCAGAAGTCGCCGATCCGGTCGTTGACGTCCTTGTATATGTCGGCGAGCTTCTCGCTCTCCATGCCGACCGATTTGACAGCATAGGACAGCCGCCCGAATTCGGAGACGCTGGCGTTGGCGACATCGGCCATGTTCGCCAGATCGCCGAAGCTGTCGATGGTCCGGCGGACGCCGACCGCTATCGCAGTAGCAGCAGCGGTCGCAGCCGCGCCGACAACGGCCGCTCCCACAGCAGCTTTTTTCGCGAAGGCGTCGAGCTTCTTCTGGGAAACTCCGAGGCCGTCCGAGAATTGAGCAGTGTCAATTCCCAGATTGACCCGGAGCGCGCCGATGACGGCACTTTTAGCCATGCCTTACCTCGTGCGGTTGACCGCGGCAGTCCACATCCGAGCCATGGCGATCTGCTCCTCGATCGTCTGGCGCTTCTTCTCGGGCTTTGCGTTGTGGAGCAGCGTCTTCAGCTTCGGCAGCCGCTTCATCCGGTGCAGTGCCTCGATATGCCAGACGAGCCAGGCGCGATCATCATGCTCGCGCTTCAGTCGATTGGCCGAACCGTCAATGATCGCCTGTGTTTCGCGGAAGGTAAGCTGCCAGAACAGCGCAGCGTCCTGCCCGCACTCCACCCAGGCCTTCAGCAGCGAAAGCGGGTCTAGGAAGCCTTCGCTGCTTTCCGAGGGTTTGCCTTGCCACCTCCTGCCGGGAAGGCATTGGCGAACGCCTTGCCGACTGCAGCCATGACATCGACGAGACCCGCCTCGCTGACCAACTCGCCGGCAGCCTTGAGGTCGATATCGGGATGATGATCGCGCAATGCCGCCCAGACCAGCGCCCGGACAATGGAGACCTTCACGCCGGCAGGGTTGTTCAGGCCAGCCGCGATGACGGCGATAGGTTCTCCGAGTTCGTCTTCCAGTTCACACATGGCGTTGATGGAAAATGACAGCGTGTAGGTCTTGCTGCCGACCTCTAGGTCGACCTGTCCTCGATTTGGATTCGCCATGACGGTCCCTCCTATGCCGCTATGACGTCTATGGCGGCAGCACTGGTCGCTGAGGCGTTGCCGGCGGCGTTGGTGGCGGTGACGGTGACAGTCAGCGTGTCGCCCACGTCGCCGACGACAGGAACATAGGCCTGCGAAGTGGCGCCACTGATTGCCACGCCCGCGTTTTTCCACTGGTAGGCGAAAGTCGGGGCACCGGTCCACACACCCGGATTGGCCGTAAGGGTGACGCCGACCTGAGGCGTTCCGGCGATCGACGGCAGTACGGTGTTCGTCGGGGCGGCGGCCGGAGTAGCAACGTAGGAGCCCGTGACCTTGAAGGTCACCGTCGCCGTCATCTTGTCTTCCAGCGGCGCTGCCGGAGCATAATTGGTCAGTAGGCCGTCGAAGGTCCAGATCACCGCATTCGGGAAAGTGATGCGGCATTTCACCTTCACGCCGGCAGCCTTGCGCGCCTGGATGAAGGTGTCTGACGCCGAGCCGGGAACGAAGTTCATCTCGAAGGAAGCCTCACCCGGATCCTGGAGGCCGAGGATGAATTCACGGGTCCTGTTCGGCGATCCCATATGGGTTGCATCGACGACATCGACTGTGTCGCTGGGCGGCGTGATGTTGAAGACTTCGGCGATCACGGTCCAGGTCGAGCCGCCGTCGGTCGAGACGTCGAAGACTGAGCCGTAGCCAATGGCTGCATCGGTCATGGTTATTCTCCGTGGTGGATGATGAGGTCGAGGGAAACGCGGAACAGATGGTTGACTTCGCCGGCGTCGGAGACAGGGAGGTCTCTTTCGCTGTCGATGAAGATGCCTTTGAAGATGCCGGCCCGGTGGCCGCTCACCGCGTTTCGGATATCGCGAGCGATGCCCTTGGCGGCGGTGTAGGTATCACCGTAGCAGTCGGCCTGGACGCGGCTTTCGACGAGACCGGAAGCGCCCTGAGCATGATAGTCCCGGATGCCGGTGATCCGGGTAAGCACGACATGGGGGCGAGCCGCTGCCTGCGGTGCGAGCATCCAATACCTACGCCCGCCGGCAACTGTCGCCAGCAGCGCTGTCAACGCCTCTTCCATTTTTGGATCAGCCTTTCGACGCCTGCCGTGCTGCCTTGCGAGCGAGATGTCGGGCAGCCTTCATGATCTCGTCGCCGAGATCGTCCTTGATGATGTCGAGCGCTCTATCAGCATTGGCGTCCCATGCCGGGCGCATGAATGGTTGCGGCCCGTGGTTCTCGTTGCCGAATTCCTGCTGGGTCGCCTGCGCCAAGCCTCCGGCGCCAACGAACATCTCCACCGACGCGCGATCATCCTTGAACATCTTGCGATGCTGACGGGACTGACGGCGGGTCAGCTTGGTCCCGACGCCTATGCTGATCTGAAGCGCACCGGAGAGCACAGGAGCCTTGCCCTGAGCATCGTCGGCGATCGGCTGCCCTGCCCTCTTCAGCACACGGCGCAGGACTGCCTTTCCGGCCGCCTTCGGCAGTTCGCCGAGAGCAGCGTCTAATTCGCGCAGGCCATCGATCTTGACCGCGCCCCTAGCCATCAGTCAGCGTCTTTCGCGCAGGTCAATTCTAGAAAGCGGTTCCTGCCTTCGACGGTTTCCTTGATGCCGAAGATCGACCAGATCGCACCATCATGGGACACGCGGTCTGTCGGTTTGAAACCCTTCGTCGTCGGGCTTGCCCTGACCTTGAAGCGAGTATGCAGCGACGAACCTATTTGGCCGGCTGCCAGCCGCTCGCCATCGGAAACGTCTTTCCGCTCTGCCCATACGGTCGCATGCGTACCCCAAGTCTCGACCGGTTCGTTGAATTCGTTGGGAGTTGACGTCGCCCGCTCAATGATGATGCGGCGATCGAGAGCGCCAGCGCCTGCCATCAGACGTTGACCCTGCGATGCGGCGCAATGAGTGCCGAGACTCCGAGCGGCAGCTGAGACATTGCACCCCCCGTCACAGCTTCCCGGTTTTCGTTCCAATGCGAGACCAGCAGCAGGATCGCTGCCTTGATCGACGCCGGAACCGCAGACGCGGCCGTCCCGGCGACGAACGTGACACTGACGGCATCCGGCCTCGAATAGAGGCCAGGCCAGGACTGGTTCGGCTTCAAGCCGACATAGGGGCCACGCGCGTCGGTGCGCAGTTCGTAGACATCCGTCGAAAGCGTCTGCTGCGCGTTGTTGGCGGCGTCGAAATATGTGAGGGCAGAGATTGACGCCACCGGCCCCAATGGGAGCCGCAGGCATGCGAAAGATCCGAAGTCCTGCCGCCAGGTCTGCGTCACGAGGCAGCGCCCGAGTATCCCGGTCCAGCCGTCGAGGTGATCGACCGCCGCACTGAGCAGCACCGTCAGCACGCTGTCGCTGTCGTTCCCGTCGACGCGGCAATGCGCCTTGACTTCGGTCAGGCTGACTGGCGTTTCAGCCGGTGCTGCTGTGCGTACAGGTGCGAGCATGGAGCCTACCTCGGCAGGAAGAGAGCGGGGCCGAAGCCCCGCCCGTCAGTTGGCAACCGCCGCGCTGCCCGAGACGGTCGCGCCGTTGGTGGCGGGCTTCTGCCTGGGCACCAGGACCGCGATCACCGCGCCGTAGGCGATGTTTGCAGTCGCCGACACGCGCGTTGCCTGCACATACCGTTTGGCGGGGTGATAGACTTCCGACATAAGCGCCGTGTCGTTGATGTCGTCGTTGACGACGCATGTCTTCGACACCGATGTTCCGGCAATCTCCGCCATCGCGCCATCGCTGTCGGCATCACTCT